TCCACGCGGGATGCCGCCATCAAGGCTGCAAGCGACCGCACCGAGGCCGTCACTACGCGCAGCAGACAGAATGAGCAGATTCTTCGTGAACGCCTGCTCAAGAAGTCAAGTGCCACGGATCGCGCACTAAAGACCCTCAAGGAAGCCCGCAGCGACAAGGGGGTGCCAGAGGCCGAAGTGGACCGTGTGATCGCCGAAATCCAGGCGGGCATGAATCCACAGTCGGCGTCCTACGCACCGCTACCTGAAGTCGCCCAAGCGTCCACCGAGGATCAGGTCATCGTGCTCAACGACTTTCTCAATGAGAAGGGGTTGACGAACGACGAGGCCGAGAAGTTCGGGTCGTGGATTCGGTCTGAGGCTGTCAATGTTCTATCGGCAGTCGAGCAGGACGTTGCCCGTCGAGACCTTGACGGGTTTCTCCACATCGCCCATGTGCGATTCAAGGAGAGCGCCAAGGTCAAGGAACAGCAGAGGGTCGAGACCATTGGCGCCGTCAGGGTCGTCCAGCGGGCTCAACGGGAAGCGGCCAAGGCCGCCTCATCCGCGCCCTCCGCTCCACACAAACAATCAACGGGGCAGGGAAGTGCTGCCATCGACGTGAAGAAGTTGACGGGTGATGATATCTCCCAACTCCTTAAACTGTCGGTGCAGCAGTACAAGTAGCCCCATAAGGAACTAGTACCATGGCAAGTTGGACCACGATTCAGAGCACGACCAGCGGGGGACCGAACGCAATCCTCCGTAACTACTGGACCAATCAGTTGCTCGGGATTCTCGAAAACAACCTGATTGCCGCCGACCTGTGCGACAAGCAGGTGATCCCGGCGAATTCCGGCACCGCGATTGAATTCCACCGCATCAACTCGTTCAAGAAGCAGCTGACCGGCGTGTCGCAGGCGCTCGGTTACATGACCATTGGCGACCTGAAGGGCCGCACGTTTACGGTTGATTCAGTGGTCTACTCGTTGGGACTCCTGACCAACGACCTCCAGATTTCCGAGCAGGCCATCATGACGGCCGAGCCGAACCCCATCCCCACGCTCACCGAGCGGTTCCTGTACAACGCCAAGGACTCGCTTGACCAGTACATGATCAACATCATGGTGAGCAACACGGGGTCCACGAACTCTGCCACGGCCCCGAGCGTCACCTACTTCGGCGCGTCGGTTTCAACCTCGACTACGTGGGGGGATGGTTCGCAGACCCTCACGGAGGCGACCCTCGACGCCGACAACCCGAGTCATCGTATCGCGGCCGAGACCTTCAATACCGTCTACACGCGACTCCGCAGCCGTTCCGCCAAGCCCCGCAGTGGCAATGTGTTCGATTGCCTCGTGGCCCCGGAAATCGCTGGCGACCTCCGCACCGACGCGACCTTCCAGGATATCGCCCTGAGGGGTCAGAATCGCGGCGAGGACAAGTTCGAGAAGGCTTCCATAGGCACGGTGTTTGGCGTCCGCGTCATGGAAGACGAGAACGTCGGCACCGGGTTCCCCGGCACCGTTGATGCCACCAACGACCAGATTTACCGCTGCCCGGTTGTGGGTCAGGGCTACGTCGCCCGCATCTCCCACGCCAAGGGGCAGGGTACTCCGTCGGTCAACTTCATCCCGCCGGGCAAGGCCGACAAGGCCGACCCCTACGGGCTGATCGGCATCATGACGTGGAAGATGTACGTTGCCACGGGCGGGGTGCTCAATCCGATGGCCGGTGAACTCATCAAGGTCGCCTCGACGCGGACCAAGAACGTGACGCAGGATGACGACAGCGGCACCTGGCAGTAAACAGTAGTGGGCGGCGGGTGGGGGGCTTCGGTCCCCTGCCCGCCTTATCTACCGGAGGGTTGATGTACCAAGGCTCGCTCGAAACATCGAAAGTGATCAATGCGTTTGCCCGTTCGGTGCCGGATACCTACGTGCGCGACTACCGCGAGAACGGCGGATACATCGTCGTTGCGCGTGGATACCAGACGATCAAGTGGGGCGGGCAGACTACGACCACCAAGGTCGAGCGGTCGGTCCCACACGTCACGTTGGTTAACCTGCCCGGTGGGTACGTCACGGCAGCCGACCGTTTCCACGGCCTGCGCCTGTCGCGGCCTGGTTGGCGTTCGCAATTCCGCAAGGCCATGAGATTCCTGAGCGACGGCCAGATGCGGCGCATCACCAAGGAACTTCGCGCTGGAGAGGTCTTTCCGGGGATTCGCTAGATGCCAACGATCATAGGGGCCATTGTATCGTCCGGGTCACAGGCTCAGTCGGGCCGGAGGACGTTTCTCGATGTCATCGACGAACTGGCCCGCCCGGTTGATGCGGACGATAGCACCGTTCGCGCTTTGGCTGGCGACGCTTTTCGCTCTGCTGTGCGTATTGTCAATCGTCGTGGCCTATGGCCTTGGGAAATACTGGACGAAGACGTGGTGCTCGTGGCGGAGAACCAATTCAGCACGTTGAGCGGGACGGTTAAGAAGCCGCTGGCGATGCACTACACGAATGGTCAAGGCGGCGTCATTGACGAACATCTCAACTACGTGCCGTACTCTACGTTCGTCGAGAAGTACACGGCGAACATTGGCGGGAAGCCCCATACCTACACGATCCCCAACCTGTTTGAGACCTCACAGGTCCGGTGGTATCCAATCCCGTCGAGTGCGGATTACGCGAGGTTCACGTATTATAGGGTCACGCCGATTCCCCACACCGAGTCCGAAACCATCGAGATTCCAGACTACGCCACCGAACTCTACATGGCCTATGCGTGGGTCGAATTCATCAAGCGGCTGCCATCCGCGCAGCGTCCATTCGACATCCAGATCGCCATGATGGAAGCCAGTTCCGCCATGAAGCAAATGAGCCATCACGTCGCCTCTCCCGGCGACCGCATGAGGAGTATCGTCAATGTCTAGTTTGCCGGGCGGGTCGATTCCGGTTGTCGGGGCGTCGGGCTCCCAGGGGTTGCTGGCCCCAATGGGCTCGTGGAAGGTCTACGTGTTTCCACAGGGCGGGCACGCGAGCCAGTCGTCCACGGGGACGCTCATCACGTTTGATTCGGCGGCAGTCGCATCGCGGTTCGCGGCGTCACAGTGGTTGCAGTCCGGGCTCAATACCTCCAACATCCGGCAGGTTAGTGCGGTTGGGGGTAATTCGGTTGCCATATCCGGGTCCGCGCTCACCATCGCTGAGAACGACCGCATCTACCTCATCGGCAACACGCAGCCAACGGTGACCGGTGGGTCCGCAACCTACACGACTCCAGCCACCACCATCCGCCAGCGTGACGACGACGGCGCCGACCTCTACACCAACTCCATGATCACAACCGACTCCAACGGCCTCGCGCAGTTCTGGGCCGAGCAGAACACGTTTGACTGCATGATTCAGGATGGCAACGGATCAAACGTCGGGTCGGTGATTGACTTCCAGGTTGGCAACAGTCAGGCGGCTCAGTCGATATTCGGCGCGACAGTCACGATCAATGCGGGGATGGGCGTGACCGGACACGCGACGTTCGGCAATACGGTCACGATCCACGGAGCCCTCGGGGTTACGGGATGGGCCTTCTTCGGTTCCACGGTCACCATGCACGCGCAACTCGGTGTGTCGAGTCACGCAACGTTCGGGGATACGGTGACTGTCCACGGGCGGATTGGGGTTACTGGCACCGCGATATTCTCCGGGCAGGCAATAATCGGCCAGACCTTGACGTTTAGCGCAGGGATTAGCGGAGTCCCGGTATTCGGGTCAACGGTCACGGTCAATGGGGCATTTGGTGTAACTGGATGGGGAACATTTGGCGCTAGCGTCACGGTCACCGGAAGCCTCGGGGTTACGGGGTCGGCAATTTTCGGGTCGTCAGTATCCATCGCGGGGCACATTACAACCGGCAGAATTAAGGCCAGGCGTGGCACTACGCATACGTCTTCAGCGTGGTCGTTACAACCCGGCGGTAACACACAAATAACATCCGTTGACGTGTCAACAGGATGTCGTGATACTGGTGGATTTGCCAAATTCACAGTGGCGAAAATCTCTAATACAAGTGGATGGACCGCCTCTGCTAGGCTGAATTATGTAGATGGTGCGTGGGAACAACCACCAATCGTTTTCGCAGTCCGTGGCGACTCATCGGACTGGCCGCATAATTGGCGGGTTACGTATTCAGGAACAACGCAATTTGAAGTTATGTCAGTTGGAAATGTGGCTTCTCTTATCGATAATGGTTTGATCAGTCTATATTACATGGTAATAGGAGCCTCGTAGTGCCAACCTTTTCCCTCGACGGCGGCGTCAACGAACGCGAGCCGACCCTAATAGGCGACGGCCAGATGGCCGATTGCGATGGGGCGGAGTATCGTGTGGGTGAGTCGGGCGTATTCGTGGCGCGGGGGCGGAACCTAGAAACCTCCGTATCCGGGGTCACGGGGTTCGGCCTGTACTCTGCGGGGTTCGATACGGCGCAGCATCTCGTAGCGCATGCTGGAACCACGTACTACGCGACGGCAGTGGCCACCATGTCATTTGTGGCCATCGACTCGACAACGTCTGGCGCCTCCGCAATCGTGGGTGTCCACTACGCTAACCGTCACTATCTGGCCGATGGCGTGCAGAACCGGCGGTTTGAACTGTCCGGGGGCGTCACGTCGTTCCCATTGGGTATGTCGAGATCGACATATACCGTGGGCGTGTCGGTCACCCAGGGGGCCGGCAGCATGGCGGCCTCCACCGGCCTCGTCTATTGGGTCACCGAATACGACAGCGTGCGGGGCATCGAGAGTATGACCGGGGCCAGCGTATCGACGGTAGCCTTCACAGCGAAGGATGGTGTGGTCGTTACGGTGACTGGCGTATCGGCAAACGTTCGTGCCGACACCATCCGGCTCTACCGTTCGATTGATGGTGGCGGGTTCCCCGACGGCGGGCTGATTGGCTCCACGTCCATCGGT